TAGCGACTTCTTCAATGACTTACCTTCTTGTCCTTATGCAAAAAAAGCGTGGCAAGACAACAAAATACGCTTCACTTTTATTGAAAAGCCAACAGCTTTACAGGATTCCATCAATAATTTCGACGACAGGTTCGAGCTTCATATCTTGATTGATCTTAATTACACCAGCTCTAGTAACTTTCATGATTATCTAGATTTACACAATGATAAGGTAGCTGACGGCGATTATGATACAAAAGATATCTGGCTGATGGGGTTTCATCCTGAAGACGATTATGATGACGGAAATGACGAAAGCGTTTTTGAGCAAGAAACAGACGTAAATTATGCTTTAATATTTGTTCAAAGGCTGTCAAAATTGCACGAAGCCGCTGAAAAATTGGCTAAACTAGGATATTATCAAGGATACGTCGATAATGACGTATTTGATAATTTATACGAGAAACGAACTAATTACTATCGGAGACTCAAAAATGCCGGGAAATAAAAGCACTATCAAGAAAATGCGTAAAGGTGGTATGACCAAGAAGCCTATGGGTATGGCAGGTGGCGGTACAGTCAAAAAAGCCAAAGGTATGAAAAAGGGAGGCACAGTCAAAAAAGCGAAATCAGGGAAAATGACTGTTGCACAGTTACGCGCACAAGCTAAAGAAATGGGTTACAAAGTAACTAAGATGGCGTAATGGCGACATCATCTAGCACAAACTTTGAGCTAGATGTCGCAGACTACATAGAAGAAGCTTTTGAAAGGTGTGGTCTTGAGGTCAAGACAGGATACGACTTAAAAACGGCAAAACGCTCCCTAAACCTCATGTTAGCTGAATGGGCTAACAGAGGCCTTAATCAATGGACTATTGCGCAGCAGACGCAAGCTTTGACTGCGAACGACATTGATTACACCTTGGGAACAGACGTCATAGATATTTTATCCATGGTAGTGCGCAGGGACGGTACTGATTTCTCTATGGATCGTATTAGTAGAGATGAATATTTGTCGGTACCGACTAAGACTAGCGTGGGCAGACCCACGCAGTTTTTTTTAGACAGGACAATTAGTCCTACTTTGAAGATATTTCCTGCCCCGGAAAACAGCACAGATGTTTTGCATTTTGACGTATTAACGCGCATGGATGACGCGGATGACTACACCAATACCCTAGAGATACCTTTTCGTTTTTACCCATGTTTAGCAGCAGGTCTGGCGTATTATATATCGATAAAAAGGGCACCCGATCGTGTGCAATTATTGAAATCGGTATATGAAGAAGAGTTCGAACGAGCTCGTCAGGAAGATAGAGATCGTGCTTCTTTCACGATAACACCGCCATTTAGGAGATGACATGCCTAAATTTGCAACAGGTAAAAACGCATATTTTATATCGGACCGATCTGGTTTTCGATATAAATACAAAGATATGCGAAAAGAATGGAATGGATCTATCGTTGGCAAAGACGAATATGAGCCAAAACACGAGCAATTAGGGCCATTCACACAGATAACCGAGGGTATCGCGTTACGTGATGCGAGGCCTGACCGCAATGAACCGATGAGTATTTTTGTCGGCGTGCGCACAGTTGAACAACCAAATCCAAACAACATACGCATGCTGGGTAAGATCGGCACAGTGACGGTAGCAATATCATGAGTTATACGTTAACAACGCTTACAGCTGACATAAAAGCATACACTGAAGTTGACGAGACAAACTTCAATGCCACTATTGACAGCTTCATCAAGAACACAGAAGAGCGGATTCTAAAATCTGTTCAGCTAAATGTATTTAGGAAAACAGCTGCTGTCACAATAACACCCGGTAGTAAGGCGGTCACGTTTCCAACAGACTTCTTAACGCCTATATCTTTTGCTTTTACTCGTAATTCTGCTCAGACTTATTTAGAGCTAAAAGACCACAATTTTTTACTGGAATTCAACCCGTCTGGGGCTGAAGGTGATCCTCGTTATTATGCAGTTGAAGATGTTGCCTCAACAGGTGCTCAGGATGTGATTCTAGCCCCAGTGCCCACAACCGGCCAAACATATACCGGAACATTGTTTTATAACCACCGTCCTACTAGTCTTGTTGATGCCGGTGGATCTGCTACATGGATTAGCACAAACGCGCCTACTACGCTCCTGTATGGATGTCTGCTCGAAGCCTACACTTTCTTGAAAGGCGAGATGGACATGATGCAGGTGTACGAGAAAAGGTTTGGTGAAGGTTTAGTTGCGCTCAAGCAGTTTGGTGAGGCAAAAGAAACCACTGATGAATATTACGTCGGCAAAGTAAGCCGTCAAAAGCAGTAGGTAAAACATGGCGATAACACAGGCGATGTGCACCACTTTCAAAGAAGAGCTGTTCAAGGCAGAACATAACTTTTCTTCGCATACTTTTAAGATGGCATTATATACAAGTAGTGCAAGCCTGAGTGCCGCAACGACAGCATTTACTACAAGCGGTGAGGTTAGCGGAGGCAGCTACTCTTCAGGAGGTGTCTCCTTATCAAACGTGTCCGTAAGCACGTCTGGGACCACCGCTTTTATTGATTGTGACGATGTATCTTTCACAGGCAGCACGTTTACGGCTCGTGGTGCCTTAATATACAATAGTTCTGCAAGCAACAAAGCCGTTGCTGTTCTGGATTTTGGGGAGGATAAATCACCCTCGAGTCAGACGTTGACTGTTACCATACCGGCGGCGGCAGCGACGACCGCTTTGATAAGGATTGAATAATGCCAAGCATATACACAAATGATCTCAGGTTAGAGGAGATTGCCAACGGAGAGCAGGCGGGTACGTGGGGATCTACAACCAACCGCAATTTAGAGCTCATTGCTGAGGCTTTCAGCTTCGGTACGCAGGCCGAGTTTGCTTCGGACGCTGATTCGAGCACCGTGGTTGCTGACGGTTCTACAGACCAAGCCAGATCAATATATTACAAGGTCACTTCAACAGCCACGTTAAGTGCGACGAGGGCTCTTACATTTTCTCCAAACAGTATTTCTCGAGTCATGTTTATCGAGAATGCAACAACAGGTAGCCAATCAATAACCATAAAACAAGGTGGTGGCAGTGGCACGACCGTCACCATACCTAATGGCGCTACAAAACTAATATATATGGATGGCTCAGGAGCTAACGCTAATGTAGTCGACGCGCTAGCCAAGCTTGATCTGGATACCGATCAAACAGTAAGCCTTACGAGCGATGGTCAGGCAATAAATTTTGGCGCGAACGCTGAAATTCAATTAACACATGTGCACGATGTTGGTTTGTTGCTTACTGAAACCGGTGGTGGCGCACCTACCCTGCAATTTAGAGACAGCGCCTTATCGATAAGCTCATCTGCTGACGGTCAACTAGATATTGCAGCAGATACAGAGGTGCAGATAGATGCGACGACTGTTGATGTGAACGGTAATTTGAGCGTGTCAGGTACTATAACGGACACGACGAGTTTGACAGTAGACAATATGGTGTTGAACGGTAATACACTGACTTCAACAGGCACTTTTATCATAGACAGCGATACAGACATTGAGCTGGATGCCGGTGGCGCAGACATCATATTCAAGGACGATGGCACTGCGATAGCTCATTTTACTAATGATTCAAGCGGTTTGACTATTGAGACAAAAGTCAGTGATGCCGATTTCAAAATCAAAGGTAACGACGGCGGTGCGGGGATCACAGCGCTTACTATTGACATGTCCGGGGCCGGAGCGGCGACATTCAATAATGATGTGACTGCTTTTTCTGACGAGCGCCTGAAAGACAATATCGAAACGATACCAAATGCTTTAGACAAAGTCATGCAAATGCGTGGCGTGCTATTCACACGCAATGATGATGATACGGCTAAACAATGCACCGGTGTGATTGCGCAAGAGATGGAAAAAATCATGCCTCAAGTTGTCCGTGAAAAAGAATACAAATCAGTCGCCTACGGAAATCTAGTGGGAGTTCTTATCGAAGCAATCAAAGAATTGAAAGCAGAGATCGAGGAGCTAAAGAGTGGCGGTCAAGAGTAGTGGTTCGTCTCTCGCTGTCAGTGAGATAGTAACTGAGTTTGGTGGCAGCACACCGCACTCTTTATCCGAGTATTACGCCGGAGGCAGCAACGTACCTTCAGGCACAACAGGAGAGGGTGGGGCGATACCCACGTCTGGTGCTATAAGCATAGGTCAATTTTACGGTTCAACTAACCGCGTCGCTATAAATCTAAATACAGGTTCAACAACAGACTACAATATCTTTGATAATCGTGGGGGAACGTATGTGGCGGGCGCTTCCGATATCACGGTCACGGTAGACGGGCGTGTAGGCTCAACCTCTACCGCAACTCCCGCATTAGACACCGGCTCAGGCTGGACCTCTGGAGACACAATTACAATCATCGTGAATGCCTTTATTCTAGGTAAAGGTGGCGCAGGTGGTAATGGCGGTAATGCCACTAATGTTAGTGCAAACGCAGGCTCTGCGGGTGGCGCAGGTGGCACAGCACTGAATCTTCAATACGATGTTACAATCGACAACAACTCCGAGATCAACGGTGGTGGCGGTGGTGGCGGTGGTGGCGGCGGTGCAGAAGGGATTCAGGTGTCGGGAAAAATATCGACACAAACTGTCTCCGGAGGCGGTGGCGGCGGTGCCGGGACAGGTAAAACACAAAGCTCGGGCGGGAGTGGTGGAAGCGCTTCAGGTGGTGATTCACGCGCTAGTGGGTCTGCGGGCAGTAATAGCTCACAAATTGCCGGTGGTAGTGGGGGCAGTGGAGGTAGTCTGACGAACGCTGTTGCTGGTGACGGTGGCGATGGTGGTGGAAAAGGTGCTGCAGGATCTAATGGTACTGCGGGTAGCGGTAGTCAAAATAGTGGTGCTGGTGGTGCTGGTGGTGCAGCGGGTAAAGCGATTGAACTCAACGGTAACTCTGTTACATATACAACAGTGGGAACAATAAACGGAGCGGTATCATGATTATTTGGCGTGCATATATAAACAACAAGTCTATTAGGAAAATTGTTTATTGGGGAGAGACCTCTAATACAGAAGACACGGCTTATGTGGAGAAAATGCAATCAAGAATAACCGAAAAATTCCCTGAAGAGTCTTTTCCTTATCCAGTGTGGGTTATTGGGACAGAATTGGGTAACTCTAATAAATTAAGCATACATCAATGTTCTGTAGACCGAGATAAACAACTTAGTAAAAAACTTGCTAATACTTTATTGGTAGATAAAGATTACATTGTCTACAACTATGATTTAGACAACGTTGTGAAAACTTACGAGGTTTTCTACAAACCAAACCAAGCGTACTCGGTCGTGCCTTTAGGTGCTGGGGTAAGTGTCTATCGGATATCTGATACATACGATCAAGATTTCAATAATCTAGGTCGGCCATGCAGCTACGTTCAGGGCAGTAATGCCGACATTTTTGCGTGGGCACAAAGCTTGGATCCAAATATTGCTTTGCCTATATCTGAGAATAAAGAATTGAATCCAGATGATACCTTCCGGTTTGAATTTACCTCAAGTGGAGAGTTGCTATCAGTCGAGCTATTCAGTCATCTTGAAAGAACAATGGTCTGGAATACGTCAGGCACTGACACCTATGTTGAATACACCGCAAGCTTTGCTGACGAGCTAACTAATGCTGCCGAGGCAGGTATCGTGGTGGCGAAATATGATAACCACGGTCATCGCGTTGCAAGCGACACTGTAGTCGAAGATATTGAAGAATACATTATGGTGCCTGTAGAGGGCCAAGACGGTCAGTACACTAAACGCAAACTGTCTGAGATCTAGAATGCCTCTCACTAAACTAAAATTTAACCCCGGGATAATGAAAGAAATAACGCCCTACAGTAATGAAGGGGGTTGGCTCGATTGTGACAAGGTGCGTTTTAGATTTGGCTATCCGGAAAAGATTGGTGGTTGGCAAAAAAAGATTGAGGCGGATTATCAAGGCACGGCTAGGACATTGTTGCCTGCTGTGGCGCTTGACGGCACACTCAGGACGGGTGTTGGGACCACTTTCAAATACTATATCGAGCAAGGCTCTTCTTTCAACGACGTCACACCATTGCGAGTTACGACAAGTGCGGGTGATGTAACGTTTTCTGCAACAGATGGAGAAAGCACGATTACTGTCACAGACACGGCACATGGCGCTGTTGATAGTGACTTTGTTACTTTCTCAGGAGCAGCTACTCTTGGCGGTAATGTCACTGCAGCGGTGTTGAATAAAGAGCATCAAATCACAAGTGTTACCGACGTAAATACCTATGTAATCACCCTATCGGTCACGGCAAATAGTTCAGACACAGGTAATGGA